GCGAGTCCTATTTGGACCGCTTTCAGCAAACTTATTACCGACTGCAGGAGTAGCTGTTCCGCCACCTGCTGCTGGAGCCAAGAAGTCTTGACCTTCAGCAATCTTAGAATCTCCTGGAGCTTCTAATGTATCTGTTTGCCATTCATGATAAATAGCTGTTGCCTTTGATTTTCCAATTGAGGACATAAAGGGAGTTTCATCACGAGTAATCATCGTGATAAAGTTAGCAAGATCCTCACGTTGTGAGACGTCTTTGCCAGTTCCGCGTGCTGGACCTTGTGGTCCACCTGTTCCGCGTACACCGAGATTGGTAGTCATTTTAAATAACCTCCTAAGTTATCTGTTTAAAGATCGCTCCGCAAGAGTTTTTAAAAAGTCCATTTGTTCAGATTGGCTAGCATTTCCACTAAGAGCTTTATCTCTTATTGAATTTTGCTTTTCAACCCTTTTCTGAGAGGCAGGTTTAGCCTTTCTTACAGGCACTGTTTTAACCTTAGTCTCTTTTCTTTTAGCTGCACCTTTAGTGACACCTTGTTTTAATCTTCTATAATCATCAACAAATTTTACAATTATAGGATCTGCAATTGTATCAAGTACTTCGGGTGCTATACCTTCATCTATAGCAAATTCACGAATCTGCATAGCTGTTTCTTCATTAAAGTCAGGAATTAAAGTAGGAATAGTTTCATTAAAGTATTCCAGTTGTGTTTGCCAAGCTTTGTTATTTTCTTCTTCGCGTTGAGTAGATATAGTTTTAACTATTCCTTCTCTTTTATTACGAGAGTCCCAATACTTTTTTTGTACTTGTTCACGCTTATCTTTTAATTCATTAACTTCATAAGTATCGCCATCTTCTCTCGCTTTTTCAATTTGAGATTCAATGTCATGATATTGTTTAGCTAATTGGCTTTCTTCTTGATATAATACAGCAGCAGAAGCTTCAGATAAATTATTTATCTCTGCTAGTTTACTATTGTATTCTTCTTCAAGTTCTTTTCTTGCATCGCCTAGTTCACGACCCTTTTTAGAAAGATGTTGTTCAGTAGAGTAACCTTTAATAAGATCACCAAAAGAAACTTCAACATTTTCACCATCAACTTTAATGATTGTTTTAGCTTCTAAATCTAAGTCTTCTATTGAGATTATTTCGGATTCATCGGTAGCGGATTCTTCATCGGCATCTTCTTCTTCAACAACTTCAACTTCTTCTTCTATTTCTTCTTCAACTTCTTCGTTATCGGCTTCCTCAAGATCGTTTGGGTCTTGTTGATCTGATTCATCCGTGTCAACTGGAGGTACTTGCTCATCGGGTAGAGATTCAAGAAACTCAGTGTTTCTCATAATGTCAGCCAGCAAAGCATCTTCTGTTTGACCAACCTTTGCTACAGAGTCATCCATCTGGGTAGAGTCTGTGTTTGCATTGGTATCTGTATCCATTATACAACCTCCTTCTTAGTAGTAGGTTTTTTGGAATATATTTCAACTAGCTTATATAAATAGTAAAGATTTTGAGCATTCATTTTAGACTTGCCTGGACTTCTAGAAGCATCATATTCTAAAGTCGATATCATATCTTTAATATTACTAAGCATTTTTTCTTTGTCAATTATTCGTTTCATCATTGTCCTCCTGTAGATGTGGTACATTTTTACCATACATCTCAAAATTAATCATTTTATCTTTTACACTACCTAAAGCCATTGCTGAAGAATATAAAAATTCTCTGGTCTTAGTTTCATATGGTTCTGTTTTTAACCATTCAATAAAATAATCAATTAATATTTGTCCATATGCTTCATCAAAAAACATTTCTCTTTCTTTACTAGCAAAGCTGCCTTTAACATGCGCTTGCCTTGCTAGTTCTTCTGGATGTATTTTATGATGACCATGAGACTTTTTATTAGCCAGCCTCTTCTCAGCTGTCTCTCTATATTTATCCATAGTTTCCTCAGATGTCTTGTAATATCTGTTTTGCTAACATTATTACTTTGTCATAATCTGGATGTGGAGGTAACTCCGCACCCTCCTTAGTTGCTTTTACAGTAAGATCAGCCCACTCTTGGAAATGTCTATCAATAGAAACTGCAAGTTGTCTTGCATTATCATCTATAGTATTTTTAGCTTGTGCATTAGTATACTGTACGTTTGCTTCTGCAAGGGCTGTATCAGCTTGTGCTCGCTTCATTTCGTTTTCTGTTTTTTGCATAGCCTTTTGAGTTTGTTCTTGTATAGCTTTAGCCGCTTTTTCTTTAAACTCATCAGTAGTGTAATCTTCTAGGAAATCATTACTATCAAGGCTCATTGCTTCAATTAACTTAGTTGCAAGAACTGCTGGTGCTTCTGGTTTTACTATCATTCCCGAACCACTTTGATTTAGTGCAGGTAATATTTGTGAACCTAACTTATCTAGTTTATTAATAAGTGTTGCATTAGAATTTTCACCGATATCAATATGAATATCTACTTCCATTTTAGAAGGTAGTAATCCAAAGTCAACATCACCAAATACACCATTCATATTATATGATTGTTTACCTTTCATATTTTTATATAGTGTTTCATAAATCCCTGCTATAAGCCGTTTGAATCCAGTTTCCCCAAATCTACGAGCGATATGCTGGATCCTTTTTTGGGCTGCTGTTTGTACAGCCGCTAGTTTCTGCTCAGAATTTCCTGATACATATAAAGTATCATTCAGACCCTGTGCAGCTTTTGACATTCCTGTTGCTTGCTCTTTAATAGTTTGAAGATGCTGTAGCAATGGAACTGTTCCTGTGGAAATTGTTTCAGGCATAAGTGCTTGCACTGCACCAGTAGGATTTCCATTTGTAGGTATAATTTGTTTTGGTTTCATGTTTTGTAGTGCAGAAAAATCTACTACGTTAGGATCAGCTAACTTAGGGCTATAGTTAGTAAGATAAGTATTTTCTACAAATCCACGAAGAATAGCTGTACTTGCTAATGTACTACTACGTGTAAAGTCTGCTACTGATAAACCAAAGAATTCATGTGGAATATCAAATGGCACTATAGAACAAAGTGGAATTGCATCTGCATCTGCTTCATAAAGTACTTTATCACCTGTAGTTATAAAGTGTTTAAGCTCTGCTACACCATCACCGTCTCTATCTACTCTAATCCATGATTCAGTTATAGTTACTAGTTTATTAGCTTCAAGAGGATATAAACCTTGTGAGTCATATCCCTGCCAATAAGTTTGACCTACTGCATTTTTTCTTGCAGATATTTCTTCACTATAGGGGGTATTGCCTAACCAATTAGAGTCTACGCCTATTTCATTCCATTCATTTTCTGTTAATTCTTTTGCCCATTCAGGGTAATATTTTCTTAAGTCTGATCTTGTCATTTCAGATTGAAGACCAACATAAGAAGCGTCTTCAATATCTTTTGCTTCATTAGAAATTCTAAAAGATTCTGGAGGTATAACTTCTAGCTTTACTCTACTATTATCTACTTTCTTTCGAAGTCTTACATTACTATATTGAATTGTTGAAGCAGATTCATCGAGGTTAAGATCACCTATAATCTCATATTTATCATCTGCTAATAGTTCATCTAGTTTAGTCTCATCAATTACTTCATATTCTTCTATTACATATTTAGTATCTTCTACGAAATCCCATCTTATTACACTGTTTTTCCATAATAATGATGACTTGATCCAAGTTGAAAGTATTTCCCAACCTTTGTTTTGTTTAAATAAACAATAGTTTACAAAGTTTGCAGCGTCTTTAGATTGTTTATAAGCATTAGGACTAGCATCCCAAGGTATAAACCTTGCTATTCTTCCATTACTTAAGAATAATTCTGATAATACTGCAGTATACGCTTCAATAGTTTCAGTAGTACTAGTGTCAACAATAGTACTTACACCTTGTGGAGATAAATGTGATTCAGGAATACAAGCATACTCATAAGTAGCCTTAAGTCTTTCTTTAGTTAAGTCTGAACTGTTTAGCCAATCACCTACTGAACTCTGTAGTCCAGCATCAATAAGATTTATTAACTGATCATCTGTTACTTTATCATATGCCATTATAATTTACCGCCTGTACCACTATAAATAGACTTAGATCCTTCCATAACTTTTTGATTATAACCTTTAGATCCTGGTTGAGATAAAGGAGTCTTTCTTTCTTTAGTTTTATTTATTGGTGCTACCGCTTTTACTTGTTGATAACTTCCTGTTTTCATTTACCGCTCCTGGGTTTATGTACGCATCTCTTATTTCTTGTAGTGTTCTATTACAACCAATACAGTATTCTTGTTTAATATCTAGTTTACAAATCTTAATACAAGGACTATTCATTTTTAAATACTTCAGGATAAAGTGAACTATAATATTCTTTTGGTGATATTCCTTTGTTTTTAAAAAGATCAAAAATTTCTTTATCTTCTTTTGTTGCATAATTACCAGACATTACAAAATTTGTATTTATATTTTTCATTTTATTAAGTCGATCATAAATACTTTGTTGTCTATTTACTTTTTTTATAAGATCTTTTTTGTAGCTGTCTCTAGTTTTTTGAAATACATCAGAAGCAATAGGAGATAATCTACCTCCAACCTTTTCTAATGCAGCATCTTTAGCTCTTTTTTCTTCTATATATCTTAAATCTGCTAGCGGTCCGTTTAAAGGAATTGCATTTAATCCATGTTCTGTTTCTTCTGCTAGTGTAAGATAATTAAATAAAGTAGGAGTCATTGGTGCATTTATAACTTGATCTTTAGGATTAGCGTAAAATTTTCCTTTCATATAATTTTCTGGTATTCCTGCTCTTTTAAGCATCTTATTACCAGTTTTTAAAGAAGGTTGATTTTTTCCTTCTCCATAATAATTAGAAGTAACTTCATAGCCACCTTCTTCTGCTTCTTTTTTTAATTCCCTCATTTTTTTAAATAGCACATCACTTAATAATTTATCTTCATAATTATAAGGATCATTAGGATTTGATAATGGACCTACCATTTTACTTTATTAGCCCAATAAGCTGCACTCATTGGTCCTCTTGCTATGTCTTCCTTATGCCTTGCTTTCCAAGCTAATCTTCTTTTTCTATAAGATTCTGATTCACCTGCCTTTTTGGGGCTACCTTTAGCACCTTGACTTCCGAATCTAATAAGCTTTGGTCGTCCTGTTTTAGGATTTCTAACTGCAACAGGGTGAGACTTAGTGGGATGATTAGGTGTTCTTTTAGGTTT